GACGTGGCGACCAGCAGCGTTTTACGCAGACCGCAAAGCGGACGAAGAACATCAACGTACGTCCGAAGGTCAGCCGGGGCGGCATCCGGCTGTAATGTTCCACATGGAACAAAAAAAGGAAGTGAATCAATGGACTTTAAAGAGACTATAAACATCCTGATGAAGATTCTGGCGATGGTAGATAAGATTTACCATGCAGTCGTGAAGGACGCAGAGGACGCAGAGGACGCAGAGGACGCAGACAAAGAAGAAAGAGAGGAGTAAAAGTGCTGAATGAATACAGCCTATTTCATCAGGGCACCCACCATGTAAGCGCACATTTCAAAATCAAAGAATTTGCACAAAAAGATGGCAGATGCGACAAAATAATCATCGACTCAGAGCTGATAGAAGTGCTGGAAGATGTAAGAATGCACTTTAACGCACCTGTAATAATCACCAGTGGCTACAGGACTCCGGAATACAACGCGAAAATCGGCGGCGTAAAAAACTCACAGCACACAAAAGGCACGGCAGCAGATATTCGAGTAAAAGGAGTTCCAGCAAATAAGGTACAACAGTACTTAAAACATAAATACTGGGACAGATACGGCATCGGAAGCTACTGGACTTTCACGCACATCGACACACGAGAGAAAAAGGCAAGGTGGAAAAAATGAAATACACGTTTTACAGTTTTCACGACAGCGTAACCAACGGATACAGCAATCCGTTCCTCCAGCAGAACAGAGCACAGGCAATCCGCACAGCAAAATGGAAGGCAGACGAGTCCAAGTTGCAGGAAATCGAAGACATCAGCCTCGTAGAGATGGGCGAGTTCAACAGCGAAACCGGCGAAATGTACGGAGCAGAGCCGAAACAGCTGTACAAACTGGTTGACCTGAAAAAGGAGTACGGCAATGGAAAATCCTAACGTGAGGTTCTTCGGGATGCCTACCAAGAGAGTGCCGAACAAGGCAGGCTCAGAGACGGCACCGACGTGGAAGGCGGTGAAGCGACCGAACGGCACAACCGAATACATCGAACAGCCGCCCGAGAACGTATACGAGGAAATCCAGCGGGCCGGTGAGGGCTACGACCTCGCAAGCGCAATCGCACGGCTGGAAGCTGGCGACGTGAGCGTCAAGGCAAAGAGCATGGTATACACCGAGGGAACGCCGCTGGAAAACCTGCCGAAGGACGTAGTAACGATGCACGAGAGAGCACAGACGGCGGCGGAAACGCTGAAGCAGCTGAAGCAGACGCAGATGAAGCAGACGCAGAAGACCGAACCGCCGAAGGAAGAAGAAAAAAAGGAAGAGGTGAGCGACGATAAACCGGAACAGTGAATCGCATTTCGCGCAAGTACCGCGAATGCAAAGACCACGGTCTAAATTTGACCGAGGACACCAGCTGCTAACGACCATCAACGAGGGCGAGTTAGTGCCTATCTATATGGACGAAGTGCTACCGGGTGATACCGCGAGAGTAAAGCTGAACGGCCTTATTCGCATGAGTACGCCTATCTATCCTATCATGGATAACTGTTACATGGACACATACTTTTTCTTTGTGCCGTCACGTCTCCTGTGGGAGCACTTTGAAAATATGTTCGGCGAGAACAATACCGACTACTGGGCGGAAAAAACGGAGTACAGCACTCCGCAATGCACCATCGGCGGCAAAAGCGGCCTTGCTAACGGCAGTATCGGAGACTATTTCGGACTGCCTACCGAAGTAACCAACGCGCTTAAAGTAAACGCGCTCCCGGCAAGAGCCTATGCGATGATTTACAACGAATGGTTTCGAGACGAAAACCTCGAAGCACCGTTGATGCTGGGCTACAAAAAGTCAGATGACGGCGGCACGAACGCAGACGCCAACAAAGAGACGGCGAGCGCAAACGCCATCGACAAGACGGCCAACAACAACGAAGCAACGCTGTACGCGATGAAACCGGCAAGAGCTGGTAAGTTCCATGACTACTTCACGTCATGCCTTCCTTCGCCGTTGAAAAATACTGAGGCGGTAACGATTCCGATAGGAAAAAGCGCAAAAATAATGGGATACTACATCGACGCAGAAAACCTCGAAGTCACCGACAACGTATACAAGAATAGCACCAGCTTTTCAAATATCGGCATTAATTACGCAGAAAATAGTGAAGGAGAAAAAAGAGACTACGGGCTCACAGCTTGGCCGAGTAATGTCAAGGAAGGAGAGCTGGCATTGAGAGCAGACCTCACAACGGCAGCAGCACCAACCATAAACGACCTGCGGCAAGCCATTGCACTGCAACACATCTTCGAAGCCGATGCCAGAAATGGCACACGCTACCGCGAGTTCCTTTCCGGAACGTGGGGAGTGACGAGTCCAGACAGCCGTCTCCAGATTCCGGAGTACATCGGCGGGCAGAGAATCGCTATCAATGTCAATCAGGTCATCCAGACAAGCCAGACAGACCCACAGACCGGCCAGGCACTGGGCAACACAGCGGCATACAGCCTGACGACCTGTAGCAAACAGATGGTAGACTACGCGGCAACCGAGTACGGTTATATCATCGGTCTGGCAGTGGTACGAGTAGACCACAGCTACCAGCAGGGACTCGCTACCAAGTGGACGCGGGGCGGCAGATTCACATACTACGACCCGAGACTAGCGGCACTCGGCGAACAGCCGGTTTATAACCGGGAAATCTACGCACAAGGCACAGACAAAGACGGCGAAATTTTCGGCTATCAGGAATGCTGGGCCGATTATAGATACAAACCGTCCTATGTGACCGGAGAAATGCGGTCTAACTACAAAACGCCTCTGGATGCATGGCACTATGCAGACGACTACGACCAACTCCCGAAACTATCGGCAGAATGGATTCAGGAAGGCCGCGAAAACATTGACCGCACGATTGCGGTAACAAGCGCAAAAGCACACCAGTTCCTTTGTGACTTCTGGTATGACGAATCATGGTTCAGGGAAATGCCCATCTATAGCATTCCCGGCATCGAAAGAATTTAAGAAAGGAGAAAGCCGGGCAAAAACCCGGCTATTTTTAAATGAGTCTTTTATCATGGATGCCTTTTGTGATGCAAGGACTTAGCATGCTAAGCAACATCATAACAAGTTCTAACAGCTCCAGCGCAACAAGCACAAAACAGAGTGGAGAAGAAACCACCAGCGGAAACGAAACAACCACGGGAAGTCCAACAGCTCCACAGCAAATCGGCTCAACGCAAATCGGAACGCCAACAGGGTTCGGAACGTACAGCAACCAAGGGAGCGTAACCAACGCCAACTTAGCAAGCTTCCTCAGTTCGATGCTAAGCAACGCGATGAACGCAGGAAGCCAAGCCTCAGCAAAAAAATACAACTCCGCAGAAGCAGCGGCGGAACGAGCCTTCGAAAGGGAAATGAGAGGCACAGCGTATCAGGACACCGTAAAGGACATGATAGCAGCAGGAATCAACCCGATTTTGGCAGCGAACAACGGAGCAACGGCAACACCGTCAGGAGCAAGCGCAAGCATCGGAACACAGCGATACAACCAACAGAGCGCACAAGCAGCATCTGTCTCAGCGATGTACGAGTACGGCAACAACACGGCAGAACTGGCAAACAGGTATTTGGAACTGGCAAAAAAGGCCACAAGCGCAAAACAATACCACTCGGCAAAAAGCTGGAACGAGGCCGCAAGCAGTCTTGCACAGTCAAGCGCAAAACAGGTGGCAGATTATACCTATATGGCCAACGCGCTGGGCGACAAGCTGACCGATATAGGCAATGTAGCGAAAGACCTTGGAAACAAAGCAGGAGAAAGAATCGACCAAGGGGCAGAAAAGTGGAGCGACCACTTAAAAAACGTGCCGCTGATGCCGAACACAAACCTGATGAGAGGGTACACAGGAAATTAAACAAATTGTGGAAAACTTTAGTTTTCAACAGTTTCCACAGAGTTTTCAACAGGAAAAACAACCATAGTTGAGGACAAAAAAGAGTTTTCAACATTTCAACAAGTTTTGAACAAAACTTTCAACAGGAAAAGGGGCGATAATTACGCGTATCAACGCTATAAATTAGAGTTTTCAACAGTTTCAACGCTACTACTACTACTACTACAACAAGTTATATATATATGTTTTCGTAGCGTCACGAAGACATAACAAAGAAAGGAGGTGTCAACTGGCCCAAGATAGACAAGTAAGCTTGGGCCAGACAATATGCCATGTACAAATCCAAATGTTTTTGTAATGAACGAGAAAAAGCCGCGAATGTGGGGAAGTTTAAGAAACCTCAAGAAACAGAACCTAGAAATAACCATCATGGACGGCGTCAAAAGAGGAAACCTCGCGTTATTGCCTTGCGGGCAGTGTGAGTATTGCAGAAAGCAAACAGCGGACCAATGGGCAACGAGAATCGAGCTTGAGGCGAAAGACTGGGAAGACGTAATCTTCGTTACGATGACCTATGACGAGGACCATGTACCATACGGAGAAATCCTGAAAGGCTACCAGAGTATCCAATCTCAGACAGTAAGTAAAAGAGACGTGCAGCTATTTCTAAAACGTCTAAGAAAGGCATACAAGAAGCCAATAAAATACTTCATAGCAGGAGAGTACGGAGACAGGACAAAGCGACCGCACTATCACGGTATTTTCTTTGGACTAAAGCCAGAGGATGGACAATGGTACAAAAACCAGAAAGGCAACTCGTACTTCAAGAGCGAGTGGCTAACAAACCTCTGGGGAAAAGGCTTTGTAGACTTCTCACCAGCGGCACCGGGTTCTTATGCGTATGTAGCGCAGTATGTCAATAAAAAGGCCATCGGCGCAGAGCAGAATGCAAAATACTGGATGCAAGGCAGAGAACCAGAGTTTAGAATCATGTCCAAAGGCATCGGGGAGAAATATCTTAAAGAGCACATGAGCGAAATACTCGAGACTGATAATATAACGTGCGCCGGAGGACGGCAGAAAAAGCCACCAAGATACTTTGATAAGCTACTCGATAAGGATACCAGCCAAGACGCTGAGAGCTATTTCAAGGCCCATTCTAACGAGCTGAGAGAGGTAAGAGCCAAGAGAAGGAGAAACGCGGTGCTAAGTCTCGTAAACCTTGAGCAAAACACAAGCGTACCGTATTCAACATATCTCGAAATCCAGAAAGAAAAGGACAAGCAAAAACAAAAATGGCGAGAGCCGAAAGAAACCTTATAGCTGAATAAAGCAGGGTGAGCGACGGCGGAAAAGTCTGACGGAGCGCGCCAACAGTCTGACCGGCCTTGCCGGTCTTATCAAAATGAGCGCCCGCGGGCGGGAGTTTAATGGCGCTCCTATCCTAGGGAAACTTTTTCGGTAAAATATGATAGAATATAATCACAGAAGGGAAGGTGCTAGAAATGAAGCACAAATACGAACTGAGAGCATGGAAAGACGACGACAAAATGACCACGGTACTGAAAATCAATGACGAACCGAAAAACGCAAAGCGAAGAGCAAAGGACTACGCAAACGAACACGAAGGAATCTATTCGCTGTACAAAGTCGAAGAAATAGAAATATACTTCACTGAGAGGGCTTGACAAGCCCTCTTTTTTTAATACAATAAAGACAAAGAACGAAAGGGGGTAACACAATGGCACATCGTAGCGGCGCAGGACGTGGCGACCAGCAGCGTTTTACGCAGACCGCAAAGCGGACGAAGAACATCAACGTACGTCCGAAGGTCAGCCGGGGCGGCATCCGGCTGTAATGTTCCACATGGAACAAAAAAAGG